GACTTCCACCACCACGCAATCTGGCACGGCGGCCATCTTGGCCCGAATGAGTGCCGCGCGTTGCCAGCCATCCAAACCCTTGGCCACAACCCTGGTTTTTGACGACCTGAAGTGCCCTACCGACTGGAGCTTTCGCCACAGCCAGTGCTCAAAGGGTTTCAGCCGAGAAGCCAGCACCAAGTTATACCTAGGGGACCGCGGGAAAATCATCCTAGGCTTCTGGAACTTGGAATACCGGTTAAACTTCTCCGCCTTCAAGAACGCTCTCAGTTGGACGTCTCGAGCAGTCAACGGCCCGTCCTCCCTCAACGAGCGTTCCGCCTCCAGGTACCGACGACGCAACGCACCCGTATACGACTGCGCCGTCTCCAGGTAGCTCCATCGTTCGCCGCTATATCGTCGAGCCACAGCCCGCAGACGTCGAAAGACATCCGCCAGCTGTGCCAAGCAAGACTCAACCGGCGCGGGGGTTGGAGCCAGAGTACGTTTCATGAGGGCAACGTACTCGTTGTGGTTGCACGCCGCGTGGACCCCCGGGACCCACACCCCGGGAATTGTATGCACCTCTGGGATCCACGCGGTGACCATACGCCTGCGACAGCGAGGGTCACAACCGGCAGGAGACTTGAACTCCAGGAGGGCCCCAGGACGTAAGGGGAGGTCGTCAGACGACCATACCCCGTCGGCCACTGCGCAGGACCCGAGCAGCTCCAGCCGGCAGCCCTAAGCTGTCGCTTGCCACCAGGGCTTCCCCCGGCCGCCCCACGGCACGAGGAAGGACCCGAGCACCCCCCTTGTGGAGGACATGACGTCCTCGGCAACTTTCTGGGGCCACGTTCGGCACACGGCCAGCGCCACCGTGCCCGGCAACACGAGTGCGGCGTCGATGGGGTGCAAGCCCACCGACTTTGCCCATTCCGCAGCCCGCATTTTTAGGCCCAGAAAGAGGGTCGAATCCCTCGCCCTACCCCAAGCGTAGAACGAGAGGCGACCGAGGAGCTCGGGAACGACGACGAGCTCATGGGTGCCGAGCCCAAGCGCCACCCAGCAAGGACCCAGAGACTCGCCATCACCCTGGTTGGACTGGTTCTGACGGAAGGTGCCAGTCCCCAACACCCTCGCCCCGGAAACGAACAGGCTGGCCCAAAGATCGGAGTCCCGCGCCCGCCTGTCGGGGAGGTCTGGTGTCCACCGCCCGGCAAGCAGCTGACCGATCGTACCGGTCTCCAAGCCAAGGGCCTCGCGCAAAGCGCAGACCCACCGTGCACGTTTCCTAAGGCGGACATTACCAGCATAGAAGCGCTCCGCAAACCCGCGAGAGAAGTGAGACGGGTGCGGGAGTGCCGGTGCTGGTGCCTCGGGCCCAGGTCGTCCGCCATCCCTGGGGGCAGCCCGCCAGCCACGACCAAGAAGGTCGTCAATAACCGCTGCTGGATCGCGGGGGAAGTCCGAACCGGAC